GCGAGTTGGACTTTGTTAAGTACCACACTGGTTGTCTCATGTGTAAGGTGACGGGAAGTAAAATACTACCCGACATACCTACATTCGTCACCAAACCTCTTTTTACTGGTTGGTTAAAACGATGTGTTGGACTCGCGGTCGCCCGAGGGGACCGGTCCTTCATCTACTCACTGCTTATGTCTAAGTTGGCTTGGCCAGAACTGACAACAACGCGTGAGAAGATGGCACTCGCTGAACACAAGAATCAGGTCTGCGGACCTCCGAGGGGAAAACCCACGGAGGATCTGTATCAGATGATCATGCAAACGTCGATTGATATTTGCGGTGTTCAGGCGAAGCGAGGAGAGTATATTGAATCTCTTCCCGCGCCCACAAAGTTCATGCCTACGGGCGGCGCATGCATGCAAGCTTCTAAAAAAGAGCTCGGCACGGCATCGCTGTTTCCCGCCATGGCGCTTCCCGACTCCGACACTCCTCCTTCCGTTTTAGGAAAGTTGAGGGATCTCAATTTGGCGACTGATGCCTGGCGTCAAGCCAGCTTCGATCTAGCCAAAGAGAATGTCGAGTCGAGGGTATACGATCGCGGATCGGGGATCCTGGACGTAGAAGTTCAGATCATTCCAAAACCCGGAGGCTTCAGAACGATCAGTAAAGGGGATGGCTATCTCTACACAGCGCTCCAGCCGGCACAAGGCCAGCTGTTGAGCGCGTGGAAGGCGCATCCTACATCCACAATGACTGTGAACCTTGATGAGGCAGTGCAAAAACTGTACGCTGCATCAAAATCACATGAGGATTGGGAATTTAGTTCCGTGGACTACAAAAGTGCCACAGATCTTCTTCTTAAATGGTCTTCGAATGCTGCTTTAGAGCCGCTAACGAACCTTTTTGAATCGAGGATCTGTTGGTTAAGTCTGCAGAATGCACGGGTCAGGTATCCTGACGGTACAATCTTAGAACAGACGAATGGGCAGCTAATGGGTCATCCCTTGAGCTTTCCTCTTCTCTGTTTCATTAACTTAGCATGCTACCGCTGCGCGATTTTGCGCTGGCTGGCTGACGACGAATCTCGACGTCCTGCTGCTGAAATAATGTGGATTTGGGTTCTTGTTAACGGTGACGACATGCTCTTTCGAGCCCCCCCCTCCTTCTTTCCTTACTTCCACGAAGTAACGACTCAAGCAGGGCTGGTTGTCTCATTAGGCAAGAACTACAATTCAAAAGAAGTTGCGCTTATTAATAGTCAACTGTATGAGCTTAAGAAGGGACGCATGGTGCGATCCGGCTATCTTAATCAAAGACTGTTGAATGCAGGTTCTAACGAAGACGCCTCTCTCGCGACGCCCGACCAAATTGGTAAGGACGTGGGGGAGATGGTAAAGCACTGCCCGTGGGCGGTTGGGTGTATACCCATGGCTTTTGAACGTTGGAAGCCCCGCTGGACAGGATGGTTCAAACCGAATTGGTTTTTACCGGTCCATCTAGGGGGGTACGGAGTACCGCTGCAATTTGCAAGTGAGGACTGGAAGATCACTCGTAGCCAAAGAAAAATGGCCGCGAGGTTCGTCAAGGACCCCAGAATGCAACTATATAGACGCAAGGGTTTTAGTATTGAAACAGCGAAGTTCGCCAGTAGTCTGGCAAATTTCAAAGTTGTCCCTCTTTATCAAGACAAAGAAGACATAGCTCTCGAGGATCTCAGTAAGTCGGCCGCAGTGGCAGACGACTGGTTGATCCGTGCAGCTTATATGTCAAGGGCTGTGGGTCTGAAGCAAGAAAAAGTATCAGATGATATCTTTTTACTTAGAATCGGAAAACCACATCAAC